TTTTGACATTGCCTTTTGATAGCAATTGTGGCTCAAAATAAGGTGATCCAGGAACTAAGACGATTGCAGGCGATATGATTGACTCGGGCACGCTGTTATATGTCGATGCGGCAAGGCTCGAGAATGCTGTCTTGAGTGCATCGCGAATCGTGACTTGAATTGAATTGGCAGGCATTATTGAACCATAGTCTCGACATCAAGATACGGTGCGAGCAAAGCTTGGACTCTCGAAAGCAATGATCGCCCAAGACGGAATGGCGTAGGTGCAAAATCTACGCCTTCGAGCTGACCGCCGATCGAGAGTCGGGATTGAAATATCTCTGTGCTGACGACATAGACCGCAGATTCGACTGCGGGAGTGCTGGCGTACAAAGTCGCCGCGTCATAGCCTGATAAGTATGCAGTGCCTTGTGGTATCGATGGCTGAAGCTCGATGTCTGCATTTGTAACCGCGCATGAGAATACTTGACCATTAAAGTCGATTGAATATCCCGCAGGTAAGAATGGGAATGGATAGCCATATTGCGGCGTATATTCTGAAATAAATCGATAATCATTTGTCACGGTCTTTGTGCCGTTAAATATTGATGGAAGTCCTGAGATCACAATGCTTTGACCGGTCGTGAATCCGTGCGGGCGTACTGTGTAATAAAAAGCCACATTATCTTTCAATTGAACCCACGCGACTTTAGAACTATTTTGTACCAGCATCGGAAGGATTATGTTCTCCGCGCTGTCAATAATTTGATTCAAATATGTGTCATCGTAAAGAGCAGAGCTAACACCAAGCACATTCCGCAATTGAGTTGCAGTGATTATTGCTGGCATTAGCTCTGATCCTTTCGATTCGGCTGGACTGACTCAGGAGCGAATCAGTCCATGACTAGGGTGGCGATTACTGCTTGTTATTCTTGAAAGCGCCAGCCGCAATCTTCGTGACGATGGAACCATATCCATACATCATGATTGAGACTTGACCTGTTGAGATCAAGTTACTGCGAAGCTGGAATGATGGGCTTTCGAACCACTGATATGCATCGCGATCGACAATCAGAATTGTGCCATCTCCATCGCCGCCGTTGTTGTAATCCACATAGAGATCAAGACCTGCGACATTGCCGCGAAGTGATGAAGGTGTTACAACACCGCCTGCATTTTGTGGCTGTGATGCGTTGTAAATCGGACGACCGTTATCGTTCAAGGTCATGATATTCGACCATTGACCGCTTGATACGATCATGCTTGACGCAAATTTCTGAGTATTGCCATAAACGCTTGCCGCACCGCGCGCAACAATTCCTAAAAGCTCTGAAGCTGTTGGATATGTTGTGGTGGTTGTGCTGTCAAGTGTTGCACCTGCAATGAGCGCGTTATTTACTGCCGCATTTGTAGCCTTTGCATACGCTCCTGCGAGAGTGCGCATCAATTCCTCAAAAAACGCAGGACTTGTGCGGTCTAGCAATTCCACAGAGAAAGTCTGTTGTCCTGCATACTTTTTGACAGTTGCAGTTACAAAAGCCGCATTCTGATCGGTTTCGCTTGGTGCATTGCCTTCGGCAGTGTCAGCGACAGTTGGTACAACGGTGATCTTAGGCAATTCGAAGGACATGCCAGCATCAGGCAATACACCCGAGCTGATGGCTTCAATGCTCGGTCTAAAAGTATTTGTTAGACCATTAATAACAGTTGTCAATTGGCGTGTTGGTACAAGACCAGCATTGTCAGTTGTATCTGCGGCGGCGGCGACATAAAGACGAGCATCTTCATCACCTAGCGCGGCGCGTACAGTGTTCTCGAGATACTTGATCGGGCTTGGATCAAGGCGTGGCTTTGCATAGAAAGCTGGACGCGATGACGCTTCGATCTTGAGTGAAGCTTCCACCGTCTCTTGAGCGGCAGGAGCGTCTTGAACGGTAGTGTCTTCCACTTGTTCTCCTTCGGTCGGGTTTGTTGGTACATCTGAAGCATCTTCAGCTTCAGAATCTTCTTTGTCCTCACTTGCGGCTACATCTGCAACTCGGGCAGATCGCACTGCGGGCTCTGTCACCAGGCTGACCTCAATTAATTCGCTTGCGATAATGATCATCGCGCCATCTTCAGTTTCATAATCATCGACTGCAACGCCGACTGAGAATCCATCACGCAGACCTGCCATTGCTTCCTCGAGTGCGTCATTGCCTGATGTTGTATTGGCAATCTTAAAAGTTGCATTGATCCCGACCAATTTATCTTTCTCATACACTTCGTCCATTGACAAAGTACGACCAATTGGGCGTGTCATATCGTGTTCGAGATTTAGCTTCACAGGTGTCATTGGCACTGATCCAGCACGGAAGATTGTGCGTCCTGCGCTCGTTAATGCGACTTCATCGAATGTCACAATGCGTCCTGAGATTGTGCGCGCATTTGAATCTGCGGCAGTAATCTTTAACGGTACCTGTATCTTCATCGGATCATGTCTTCCTCTCTGCGAATTTCATCGGGTGTAATTGCGCCGATGCCTGACAAAATTTGATAAACCTGCGCACGCTCCAATGGATTGCCACGCAAGAATTCGCCAAAATTAAAGCGTGCGTATTGTCCTGAGGGCAGAAAGTCACTTTGGCTCAAGCGTTGTTCAATGACTGTCATCACGGGCTTGAGAGAGTAATCAATTAGATCGCGTCTCTGATTAATCGCATTGGAATATGTGTTTGATTGCGGATCAGAGGACGCGAACCAGGCTGGAATGCCGATTGCGCGGCATAATTCCAAAGCTATGTATTGGCGGGCTTCATTGAGCTGTATTTCGGAAGGGTTAAAGCCTAATTTCTCAAGTACGACATCAGCGTTTAAGAATGCAGTCGCACGCTCTTTGCGAGCTTTAGACCAGGAATCCAAAAGTGTGCGAATGCGATCTCCTGGCATTGCAGTGCCATTTGTCTTCATCACAGTCAATGGCGCTGGCTCTTTAGCGTAATTCAATGCCGTGCGCTCTAACCATGCGCCAGCTTTAATCGTCTGTCCTGCACGATTGAGCAATCCTTCGTCCATTCCCATAAAGACTTTCATATCCTCATTCCGGACAGGATTGCCATCAATCAAATAACCGGTGATTTCGGTGCTTTTAGCATTTGTCTTGACAGTAACGCGAGTTGGAGCAATTCTTTCTGCGGCGCGAACTCTGCCGTCTTCTGCATAACGATCGATTACACGCAAATATCCGTATCCATAAAAAATAATGTCTTCGGCGATCCAGCTCCATACATTTGCACCTGGCACGCGTGGATCAGGCTGATTAATGACGCGCGGCGGATCGATTCGAGTCTCGGTGGATTTCTGCCATACATCGATGTAAGTGCTGGCGACTGTCGAGCAAATTATGTTGCGAGCGCGTGCCAAAGTAGGCACTGCCATTGCTTCCTCGCGAAGCGCCGTTGTCGATGTTGAGAAATACGATCCAAAAGCATCGAATGAATTGACGGGCAGATATTCGGCGGCGGCTGTAACTTGTACGGGTGCAGGATTGGGCGCACCGACAATGAGATCGCGCAATTTCATGTCCGAATTGTCGCGCTCTTATACATCTACCCAATGAGGATATCCACTTCCGTCTCCTGGCGTGTCGCAAAGTGAGTTACAAGCGCCGATGCCACAGTCGCGCAGACTGCGACCTTTGACGCGCGCCGTCCAATGACCCATGCCCCATCGCCATACGGTAATTTTGAAGCTGAAAGAATTTGCTTGGTCAATTCAGGCTGACCTTTATGCCGCAACCGCTTTGATACCACCGCCGATAAAAGTTGATCACAGCTCATTGCATATTCAACGCCATCGATGTCAGTGGTCGGTATGCCTGCGGGCGATAGTCGCATCGCAATGGCTGATGCCGTGCGCTTGGAATAGACCACAGATTCGAGAGCTGTGAAGCGGCGGGCATAAGGCGCGATGTCATTGGCGATCGTCTTATCGTCAAGCGATACAGGGTTGTGCCAGGTGTGGAGAAGCTGGACAAAGAAGCGTTCATCGTCAATTCGTTGTGCCGCAACCAAAGCACCGTGTCGGCGATCAGGGCTGAGATCGATCCCAAGCCATGTTGTCTTGCTTTCGTCCAGCTTCAACAATGTATCTTCGCAATCTGCCCATTCCTGGCTCGGGATCGCGGGATTGATGCTATCGACCCACCTACAAAGTACCTCTGTCCTGAAGACATCAGGCGCGTCATTAGTCGCCGATGCAATGTTGTCGATATGGATCGTGCGACCCATTGACGGATTCGCGTGCTTCCAATTCTCAATGTCGTGAATATCGTCAGTCGGTGCTGACCATTCGAAGTAACCTATGTCGTCACTGCCTGCACCTGCCGATGCCTGCAACCCGCGCTCGCGTAGCTGATTCAAAATTACGGAATGACTATCGCCTGCATTGCTGAGTGTCCATACTTGCGGATTCTTTGCCGCCATCATCGTGTATTTCATCGATGACCAGGCATCAAGGTCTTTGTGTTCCCGTAATTCGTCCATGAAGACCGTCTCGGGTTTTGAAATACCACGCGCCGCGCTGTTAGCGGCTTTGACCATGTAACGCGAGCCGTGAATCGTCTCGACTTCCTCTGATCCGTGAGCCCATCGAATCTTTTTAACTTGCTTCGATAACGATTCGTTACCTTCGATGATATTAACCAGGTGTCTGAATGTCTCAAGCGATGTTGTCAATCGATGCGCTGATCCAATTTGAAGCGAATCCTTTTGGACAAATAATCCCCAAAGAATGCGGGAGATCATGAGCGTACTTTTGCCATTCTGACGCGCCACGACCGCGCAGACCAACGGGAAGTGAAATCTGCCGTCATGTTTGACGCGCATTGCCTGGACTGCCAGGTATTTCTGCCAGCCCATAAGCTCCAAGCCGCATTGTGCGCTGAAATCAATCAATTCCCACCCACGCGAACGCAGATTAGGCACGCGAGATTGGATTCTCGGCTTCATATAGCCGAATTCCACACCGCCTAATCCCGATGCGCCCTGAATGAGCCTGAGATCAGCCATGTGCGACCGATTCAGTCTGAGCCTGGCTCGAACTAGGTTTAGTGTCACCGTTTCGTGGTGAAAGAAGAACACGCGGGGTCGGTGGTGTCCTATCGCTTAAAAAAAAGCCCCTATGTGCCTTATTACGCGCAAGATTGCATCGATTACACAATACCCGCAGGTTTGACAGCTCATCAGTGCCACCTTTATGCCTCTCCACAATGTGATCAATAGTCAAGTTGTCCTCAGCCATACAGTTTGAGCAATACCTACCATCACGCTTAAAGACCATCTCTCGAATCTTGCGCCATTGGGTCGTACTGCCTGTCTTCCGCAGTGCTGAACTCACCTTGATCTCCTTTCAATGTGATCCCAACCTTCTTGATCAATAGCCTTGAGTGCCAGCTTAAACCTCTTGTAATGATCTATAACCACAGGATAAGGAGCTGGATATTGTCTCAGGGTTTGTGCGTGTAATAGCTTCTCAACACTTGCATCAAAGCTAATCAACCGAGTCTCATGATCCAGGCTCTTGCCTACATTAAGCCAATACAAACGATGTCTTTCAATGGTATTTGTACCATCGACAATGACGCTTTTGCCTTGTTGTAATGCACGCTTGCCATTGGCTCTTAAACTAGCCATAAACTCATCACGATCAAGATCGCGAATAATGCGTATTGCTTCAGTCGATGCCACATATTCATCACTTCGATTCTGTTTGAGCCAGGTTGTCTTACCAGCTCCAGGAGCGCCCATTAACACGGTAATCAATACCAGCCTCGCTTAAGTGATGATGCCAATGCTCCATCACATATCTTGCCATCATATCTTGCATCGATGTATCGCAATGTGGCTTGTATCTGTTGTCTTGGATTGAGATCGCGATACCAGGTGGATCGCATTTGTCCTAGACCGTAATGACTTCCATTCTTTGCCCAATAACGCCAGGACGATTCACGATGTATGAGATCATTGAAGCATACAAATTCATTCCAATTACTAATCAGATTATGAGCATACAGCTTTAAATTCATCACATCATTTTGATTAGCATTTGCAGGTGTAGATATTACCGTCAGAGCCGCAAAGCCGCTAAGACATAGGACTGCCCTGAGCGATCGACCTAGCGAGCTAACACGCGAAGCGGCTCGCGGTCGCGCCAGGAGCGTACTGATGCTGTCAAGTCTGAGCGTGCAAGATTGGGTGATTCTGAACAATTCGGACACCTACTTTCGCCATTGCCTGATGTATTCCACTATACGCTCCACATCTGTGGATAACTCTGCATCGGCGTATATTTGCTCGATCTCCAATGCCAAAGCTTCAAGCCATTGCCGTGAGAAGTCAGACATTGGGCTCGAATGTCTCTAATTGCACAACGCCCATCACGCCACAGCCGTGACATTCTGCGACCACCTTGTCGGCTGGCATGCGATCCTGGAAGTCACGCACGATCGAATGCTCGGTCTTAAGCTTGCAGATTCGGCATAGTATTTTCAGCATAAGACGATCTCCTGTAAGTGTCGATGGATCGCAGGTGTAATTGACCAACCCACCATGATGAATCTTTGCTCGATTTGAATCGGTCTTGTTTAGCCACAGCGATCGGTATCCAGCCTTTGATGTAATAGGTCGGACACGATCCCGTGACAAGAATGGCAATGTCTGATGACCGGTCACGCGGCACAATGATCAATGATCCATCAGCCCATTTCGTCCATTTGACTTCGATATTTGATCCGACATCAGCTTGTGCCTTAAAACGTTCATCACCAAGATCGCCATACGGAAGCCCTAAATACTCGCCCACGACCATCTCAGCGGCAATTGATTCCATCTGCAAAGCACAAAATTCAAAGAAATTGGACTTTAAGCGATTCCAATCTCCTGGATTGTCTTCTTTGCGGGTATATGTACCTGAGAATTGAGCCCAATATCTTTCAGCTCTGATCTGACCAACTTGACTTGCTTTGATTTGTTGTTCTGCCGTCAAGGTGTATTTCATTCGGTCAGCTCCTTGAGCGTCATCATCATCGGCAATCGATGGTATGCAATGGCATCAATGACTTTTGCCCTACCTTCAGGTTGGAACCGTGTGCTGATGTATGGCGCTTTATCCACGATCGTGATGAATGACAAGATTTCGCCCGATGTCGGGTGTATCGCATCGTTGCCGTGAATCTCGATGTCTTCAAGCAATACCTTGCGATATGACTCTCGTATCGATTCGATGATCTCAGTCGGTGCATTCTCTTTTGTCCAGCGTAAGAATGCCGCATCATCGGTTATGACCGCAGATCGCTTTGGCTTGACTAGCGAGACTTTGGCAATTTCATCGCCATCAAGACTTGCCTTTGCCGCATCAGCTCCCACAGCTTCCAAAGCTTGAGCAAATTCAGCTCTCAGCTTCTCTTTGGCATCTTTGGCAGAATCGGCAATGACGGTGATTGCCGCCAATTCCAAAGCAATATCACGCAGGCTTTTCATCGACCACGCTCATTCAAATAATCTTGATAGTCACTTGGACTAAGCCATTGCCCATCGACTTGCTTCCACCATATCGGCGCACATTGATCCTGGCGCGACTTTGATGGGCAGGTATAACCGTGATAAGCCTTGCCCGTTTTGTCTGATGTGCCTGATTTCTCAAGCATGTGACCGTGCTTGCATACAGGTGGCTGTGGCACGATCTGACCGCCCAAGCCTGCCTGTAATGACTCAATGGCTTCTGCCATCGATGGCACGGGATTACTCCACTGATCCGTTTGAGCTTTAACTTTCATCTGCTCAATCTCGTATGCCGTTAAAAGCCCATGTGCCGCGTCCTGGCGGCTTTTGTGGTCGTCTTCGATTCTTTGTACCCGCTCCATGTCCTGACGGGTCGGACGGGCTTCAGAAGGCGTTAAAGCGCCAATGACGCGACCGTATGCCGATGTCACGCAATTCTCGACCCACCAATTTGCATTGATTTTTGATGAATCGCGTACTTCATAGGCGTAATCGGTAGCGGCTGGCTTCTCGTCCTCATAATTTCTGAATGCCAAAGCTTTGACCAAAATATATCCAGCTTTGATGTCGATGTCTTCGATGTAGCATTCCAGGCGACCTGTTGGGAATTCGGATCGGAATCGCTTAATCCTGGCATTTACATCTTCATAGTTGTCTAGGTTGAATGCCATTATTCATCAGCTCCGACCTGTGATGATCCGCGAGTCTTGCCGCGCGAGAAGCCGCGTGCATAGCCTTCGCCCCACCCGTCTTCATGACCCTTGCTAAATCCGACCATATACGCTAAAGCCATCAGCGCCATGCAGGTGAGAATGCCTGCAACGCTCATATTGATTTCTTCCATTGTCTTGCTCCTGATCGAGCGGCACATTCGGTCGCTCTTGTATCAGTGTGAAGCACAGCTCTGACAGAATCAAGAATCCCGTTCAGATTTCGGCGTGTCGCCTGGCTTTGGCTTGGACTTTAAGCCATTACCTGCAAGTACGCCACCAAGCGCACCGGTTAGAAATATTGCCAGCGTCTTGAGAAGATCAATGAATGCCGCATCATTAGGAGCCTGCGCGCCAATAGGTTGCGTCACAAAAATCAATGCGTAAGTAATCCCAAAGCTGATAATCAGAAACACAAAAGCCAGGACTGATCCAATAATCAGGATCAGTCGAGCGTGTATGTCTTCAGGTGTTAGACGGCGCTGATATTTAGGGCTTCGAGCGTTCAACGATGTCGCCAACCAAGTCTGAAGCACAGACTCCCGTGACTTTGCATTGTGGCGGTTGGCATTCATTGGCGTACCAATTCTCGAACTCTTGGCAGGGGTATCTGACCCACCCATCGTAACCACAGCTTGATACCCCTAGCGCAAGAAGTCCTGCAATTAACCCTTTGAGCGTCCGAATGCGGAATCGTTGGGATTTAGCCATCGCAAGATCACGGGTGCAACGGCGCTTACGCCTGCCATTGCAATCGCTTTCGGCTCGGTTACGCCAGCAAGATATACAGCTAATCCAGCCGCAAGGAATGAACGCGCCCAAGACGCGAGAAGTGCCTTTGCCTGATTCATTTTTTTTTGCCTTTCTTCTTGATTTTGCTCGCGGCTTCCTCGCTTGCCTTGACTTCAGGATACTCAAGCTTCAACGGTTGATACTTAGGTCGCGAGTAACCGACTACGGGCGTGCCTGTCCCAAGCGAGCGTGTCTTGATCATGACCATGCCGCCATTTCTTTGATTCCCGCCCGCAGGTGCGGTATTACCCTCGACAGTAATGATTGCGCCGTCCTGGACTGCAACGACAATTCCGATATGACTGATGCGATCCACGCCATCATGCGGGAAGTCAAAAAATACAAGATCACCTGGTTGTGGATTCTCTGTATGCCAGCGACCGACATCTTTCATTCGAGCCGCTCCCATCGCAGTGCTTACCATCGATGGCAATTTCACGCCAGCTTCATGAGCGCACCAATTGACGAATGATCCACACCAAGCCAGCCCATTGGCTTTCGTGAATTCACCGTATTTTGTGATGTTGTCAGGTGTCTCGATATAGCCCACTTCCGCCAATGCAATCTCACATAAGCGTTGAGCTGTTCCAATTGGATATATCAAAGCCCTAAAGCCTTCAAATCGTCTGCATCTAAACCTAAAGCCGCCAATTTAGCTTCAGCTATTGCTTTTTTATTTGCAATTTCGGCATTTTGTTCAATTTGTGCCGCCATTGCCGCTTTCATTATTTCGATATTTGTCAATTCTTCTTCATTCATTTCACGGATATTGACAGTATTATTTGCAACATCAAAATCGAATACTTTATTTTTTGACATAATTTCTCCTAAGACTTTTGATAACCATAAATTGTTACATTGCCTGTAATGTTGCCGCCAGCATTTAAAGACATTGAGAATCCGTCATAAGCTGTCGCAACACGGTGATTTGCACTGCCATTTCTGCCAATAAACGCAGTACCATCATCGCCCCAACATTGATAATTGAAACTCGTATATTGTGCAAGTTGTGGCGCAAATACATCTAAACGCGCCACAAGATAATCATTTGCGGTCGGCGGTCCCACTAATTCCAAAATGGTAGAATTTGCATCAAAAGCATTTTTAGTTGTGCCGCTCGTATTAATTCCAACTCCTGCAATATAATAACCTGTGTTCGATGTTGAGCCGCTTGCCCTTAATCTCAACCACAAAGCATTATTATTGTTCCCTCTAAGATTATGAATTAAAATGTGATAATTCTCGTAAGTCGAACTAAATACATTATCAATATTTACTTGGCTACTATTAGAGAAAGAATGAGTGGATATGAATGTTAAACCACTTGATGCCGAAACGGTCGCCCATTTCACTTTATATGGCGAAACGGTTGTGTCGGCGGTTAATATTTGACCCGTTGTACCAATCGGCAAATTGTCGTATGTGCCTGATCCCGTACCGACCACAATATCGCCTGCGGCGGTAATGGTGGTTGCCATGTCATTGGTCAAAGTGACCGCACCCGATGATCCGCCACCTGTAAGACCTGTTCCCGCCGTGACAGCCGTGATGTCGCCTTGATCATTATTAACCCATACAAAATCCATATCGGTATTTGAATTTTTGGACAAAATTTGACCTGATGTGCCGCCTTTGAGATCAGCAAGTGATGTATCCACTGCCTGTCCAAAGACTTCAAAATCGGCGGGCAAATCCTTGACCAAGTCCGTATTTGTAGGCATTTGCCAATTGAAATTGCTGGTCGGGTTAGCCATTGAGTCTCCTTACGCTACGACAAAAGCATTCTGCCATTGAAGTGTATTCGATACCGTATTCCAAGCTTCGGCGACACTCACGGATTGCCATTTCTCAGCCACAGTCGAGAATGCCACAGGCGACAGATTCAGAGTAATCTGAAGCTTGTTGTATGCCGATGTGAATGTCCAGCCTTCGACATAACCCTCGAATTGTGCGCCCATATTGGTGGGCAAATCAGTAATACGGATTGGTAAGCCCATAAATATCTCAAGAAGCGCATCACGATCAGAATTGCCAAGCGTAGGATTTGTCAGCTCATAAGTGACAGAATCAAAGAATGCCTGCGGGAAGGCTCTCAAATCTAAATAAAATTGAGCCTGATCTGCCGCATCTGCCGCATGTTCCAATGATGTGGCAATATTTTGTGCCAGGTTGCCATATATTCGCACTGATTCTAAGTCTTCAGCCGATGATTGAGCATTGGCTTTATATGTAATTGTGATTTGATTTCGCACATCGCCTGCTCGGGTGACAGTCTTTACGCCGCCATATAGGGCATCACCGACCAAAAGTTCCACATATCCGTTATTGGCAAGATATAACCCTCGATGCGTGCTGTCAGCGTAGGCAATGCGACCCTGAGAATCTTCATATATTTGCCCAAGACCGCTTGTCGCCAAAGCGCTTACTAGGGCATAGACGGTCGTACTTGACGCAGATCGCGATGTCAGCTCATAATCGCCAGGCTGATCAATGTCGCCCAATCCCGTGTTCTCCGCCGTAGCCCAAGTCGTTGTGGCTGGTGCATAATTTTGCCAGGTAATTGCCGCAGGTACTTCAGCCCAACTATTAAGAAATAGATCGCTTAAAATGCTGTATATCTGATCTCCATCAAAATCTTTGGTCAATACGCCTTGAGTCAGTGTTCGATTGAGCTTTGCCAAAGCTCCAACCGCAATGATCTTGATACTTTGAACGAACATCACTGATCCTGCCGCCTGGATACCAACTTCGACATCGCTGATTGTGCCGCCAAAGATAGGTACAAAAGCGGCTGTCGAATCCTGGACTTCAATTGTTAGACCGTCATTAATCTGTGGCGCAATTGCCGATCCATCGGATTTAATCAGCACAATATTTGCGTATGAAGCTTGTGCTTGCTCATAAATATTAGTGCGACCTGATGTGATTGACATGCTCGCCAATGTCACATCAGTGTATTCCGTACCCTCGATCTTGAGTCGCCATACGGGTGACCATTGCGTCATGGCAGGATACTGCCGCCTGCCAGCGTGCCACGATAAAAGCTATTGTTGAGAATATCCACAATCTGACGCGCAACGCCTTCTTTGTCAAGCGCACCTGTGACATTAATATTTAGATTTGTGACATTGCCGCCGCCGCCAAGCTTGTTATTCGGCACGATTACGCCGTCAGTCTTTGGCACGAACATCTCAGCCCCACGCTCACCTACGACATACGATGTACCAGCTTTGACTGATCCACCTTCAGCTCGACCGCCACCAAAAGCCGATGAAATCAGATTGCTAATGCCTTTCACGACAGGATTGCCCGTGACTAAATTGATTAAAGATTTAACACCACTGACGACATCGCCAATTGCATCGGCGACTGACGCAAATCCTTTGACCAGCCCCGCGATGATTGATCCTAAAGCTGAGAATGCCGTGCCTAATCCCTTGCCGACAATTGGCAAGACATCTGAGACAAGGAATTTCACAAAAGCTTTGAAGCCATCAATCAATGGCTTGAGTGATTCATAATTCTGATCAATTGCAGTTTTGACTTTGTTGAAAGCTGAGAATATGCCTTGAATGACCGGTGTGACGGTCTTGATGATTGCGGGTATGACCACATTGACCAGAAATTGATACCATCTCTGCAATGCTGGCAATGCTTCCTCGCGAATAAAAATAAATAAGTCTGTGAAGACAGGCGACAATTGATTGCCGATTTTGTCTGCGAAATCCTGGATTGCGGGTATGCCTTTATCAACGAAATTGGTAATTAATGGCGTGATGGCATCAAGTACAAATGATCCGACAGTCTCTTTGGCTTCATCGAATGCAATCCCTAATCGTTCCATCTTGCCTGAGAATGTTTCAGCTTGCTCTGTGGCTTGACCGCCAAAAGTTGTTGCAAGTTGTTTTGTGACTTCATCAAAAGTCATTGATTTCAATTCGGCGGCTGAAAGTCCTATGCCCAAGCGACCGAGCGCCGCAGTATTACCATCAAAGCCGCGAGCCAAAGCCGCGCTGACCGATTCAAGAGATTTACCGCTTCCCGCCGCAATATCTAAAGCGAGCGCCTGAAGTCTTTGAGCTTGTTCAACATCTTTGGTACTGCGTACCAGGCGATCAAAGCTTGGACGCAATTGATCATCAGTGACACCGACTGCCACAGCCGTCTTTGATATGTATTTCTCAACATTGGCGACCACTTGATCGCTTGCACCTGCAACATTGCGAAGGCTAGTCGCTAAAGCTGTCTGTGCCTTTTCGTCCTCGATTGCCGCCTTGACACCATCAACCAAAAGCTTGCCAGCGTATGCCGCCGCCGCCGCACCTGCCGCCGCGAATGCCAATCCCGCTTTCTTGCCAAAGTCTGCAACCTTAC